CGAGTACTGGCTAAAAGAAAAGGAGTCTCCTGATATTTTTATAGGGGATTGACTTCCTCCAGCTAGGCTAGAGCGTTGAAGATCGTCATTTCGTCCTATAATAACTGAAGCTGAGGGTGCTCCTGAGCGACCTCGTGTAAAAGAAGTTATGGGAAGTTGATTTCTAGAACCTCTCTGAACTACTGCATAGGTGTCGTCATATGTTATTGAAGGATTTAAAGATCCGGGAAACTGTACTGCAGGAGAAAGCCTGCAATTAGATAGAACCACGTTCACGGCAACAGCAGATTCCAGAGTGCAAGAATTATTATCAGTAATAGAGGCAATTTTTATAACCTCATCCACAGATATTGAAGTACCGCTAGCAACTTCTGTACTTGTTGGAGGATATAAAGTTGCTTGGGTATTAGACGAATTTCCTATAACTATTCCAGCATAATCTCCTCCGTCTAGTCCCGCCCCTGGAATTCTTACAATAAATTTTATATAATCAGTAGGGTCTACTTGACCAGTACCTGTGAAATTTAAAGAATGTTTGTCTAGAAAGAAAGAGCCTGTAGTAGTTATATCGCTACTTCCTTTTATTAGTGTTCCTGAAATTGTTGAGGAAGGACCAGCACTAAAAATTTGCATATATCGAGGACCGTCATCTAAATTTACATCAGAAAACAGACCATTAGCATCGCTTATCCCCGAACCTATAACCGTACACTTTCCCGAGCGCCCCCTTAACTCGTTATATTTAAAATTGCCTACTATAGAGGTTTCGTTTAAAAATACACCGGAGTAGCCTCCAACTAGTCCCTCTATTTCTCCTACACACAGAAGATCCGTTATATATCCGTATTGTTTTTCTATTGTCGTCATTTTAATATCCTACAGTAGTAATGGTGAATATTTCGTCACTCAAATCTGATAGCTCATTTTGAAAAAGGAAATCTCTTACAGAAGCATCGCTAGCAATTTGTACAGAAGGGCCTTCTCCGCCTGAAAAGTTAATTGGCATGTTTCCGGTTTCTGAAGTTCCTGCAGCATTGGAAGATACAGTACTTCCCCTTAAAACTACGGGATTTTCTGAATAGTAAGCGGATATTGCTCCCCCGCCTATTATAAGTTGTCCATAGAGAACCGGTATGGGGAGTCCTTGAGAAATATTGTTTACCGGACCATTAAACAAATAAGAAGGGTCGTTCTGACTATCCTCCGTTTCAGGCCCTGGAGCTAATAGTTCCGCTACTCCCCCTACAATAAGACTTATGCCTACTTCTACAAGAAAGGGAACATTAAAAACTGCCCCCACAATAACTAAGATAATTCCCGCAACAATTCTTAACCCCGCCTTTGCTCCGCCAGGAACTTCAGTTATAATTATCTCTTCTTCCTCTACAGTACTTAGTAGTAGGTCTTCTGGATTTTGTAAAATATCTTTCCCTTTCTTTATTTCATAGGCAACTCCCGCTTCCTCTGCTTCTAAAAGATATTTTTTGAATCCCAAAGTCTGGCAAGATATTAATTTAAAAATATCTCGAATGTTTGCGCAATCCGTTTGCCAGACTTCTCCAAACTTAGCTATGTCTCCTACTAAGCGAACTGTTTGCATCTTATATACCTCGTTATATGTTTTGACCAGCCAGAGTAAATAGATTCTCTGCAGGATAGTCTGTTTTCTGCGTGATGTAAGAATAAACCTTCTCCCAAATATACCCCGCAGTGGTTGGGTATGTTTGAGAGTACACTAAAAATTATCATATCGTGCTCTTGTGGAGTTTCTACCTCGTACCAACCAAAAGCCTCGTATAGATCGTCAAAATAATTTAATCCTTTGTTCCACCAGTTATCTTCAAAATTTATTGCAGAAAGCTCTATATTTAGCTTTTCTCTATAGTAATCTCGCACTAAAGAGTAACAATCGTTAGTTCCGAAATCATAAGTCCTGCCTAGCAAAGGATTACTTTTCTTTATTGGGTTGTGTGTAAATTTCTGTATTTCTGGCAAAGTAAAAACAATATAAGGAACTCCCAAAAAATTGCTGCTAGCTATATCGTTCTCGCTGGGGCCTTTGTCACTATCTGGGTGGCTGTGTACTATAGCGTATATATCTCCCTGTAGAGTTGCTTTTATATAGTCTTCCGCAGGAATTTTAAAATTGTTAAGTTTATCTTCTGCTTCATTTTTGCAAGGAATCCAAACTACTTTTCCTCTTTTATTTAGTAGTATACCGCAACCTTCTTCAGGATAACAGTCCAACAAATGTTCTACTATATCTTTATCTTCTTTGTTGTACACCTGGAAATCCTCCGAACCGTAAATGGTTTGTTTTATTTAAGTTTGAATCAGGTATACCAGAACCTCCAGGCAATTCTAATGCATTATATCTAAGAGCACAAGAGTTTATTTTCTTTCCGCAAACATCTCCCAAAGTCCAGTATCTTCCTTCTTTTAAATTGTCGTTAACAGAAGTATCTACAGTAATTAATTTCACCTTAAATAGATCTCCTAAAAGTTTTTTTACATAGTCATTGTACCCAGACTGTTTATATCCGTAATATGTAGTGCCCGCACTATAAATACTGTATAGTCTTATTCTTCTCCAATTACCTCTGTCGCTATCTGAAGGAGTTCCTGTACCGGTCGTAATTGCTTGCCAATAATTTGTAACAGTTACCGGAGAAGTAGAAAGTCCGTCTGCACTGTATCTGTCAGCGGTGCTCGTAGTGGTATATAATGAATTTTTAGTAGAGGAGCCAGACCAAGCAGAAAATTGTCCAAGATTGGTGTCTGATATTACATACTCATCTAAATCATTTATAAATAAAACTGAAGAACTACTTGGAGATTGAAATGTAGAGTCCCAATCACAACCACCTAGTCTTGCTTGAGGGGAGACTAGTTGTTGTGCTCCTTTATATTTGAAAGGACAAGCTCCTCCTATTACAACTCTTCTGGGAACCGTAACTCCTTGCAAGTCAAAAGGTGCTGCTAATTCAAAGGTTATATTTAGTATATTTTTTTCTTTAACTCTATCTATATAATAAACTGTTCTAGGATATTCTACGGGTGCTAAACCTGGCCCAACATCTCCCGAACCTCCTACAAGGTATTTTTCTAGGGTGGTTCTCTTAGTAAGTTTAGTTCCGATTAATTCTTCAGGCTTTAAACCCCCTATAGAGTCTGACAAAACGGAGCCTATATTAGCTATAGTCAGGGTAGGTCTAGAAATTGCCCCGTCATTGCTCGTATCAAAGCCCTCTGCTTCAATAGGAATACCTACGTACTCTATCTCAGCCCCCACCACAAACTCTTGCCTCCACTCTCTGAATCTAATATTTTCTAAAGTAGTACCATCAAATTCCGCTCTTCCGGAATAAAAATAGGCGAAAGATCCTGTAGAATATTCTAACTCATATAAAGTTATTAGAGAAGAGCCAGGATCTTGAAGTTGTGTTGTTCTTATTATATCTGTCATGTTACCACTCCATTAAACGTAGGTATGTTTATTTTTCTAAGATTGGCTGTACAACTATAACCGTTTTCCTCTGTAACGAAAGATTGACTAAAATCTATGCAAACTACTTGTATAGTTTCTTCTCCCCCCGAAGAAGAGGGAAGTGTTAAGGAAAACGAAGTAGTCCCTTCCCTTTCTTGGAAAAACGAAGTTAAAGTATCTATAGTTTCTTTGGTTCTGTTTTTAAAAGTTACAGTTAAAAGATCTTGAACAGGATTTATTCCGGCTCTACCTCTTTGTTCAAAGGAACCTACTTTAAACTGTCTAGCCTCAAGCTTAGTTTGTCTCCCGACATTTCTGTCGGGATTTATAAAGGTTGGGGGACTTGTTTCTAAATCTATACCTAAAGTCATGTTATTACCTGTATGCGCAAGGAATAGCGACAGTCACTGTCTTGCCGGCGTCAGCTGCGGCACATCTAATCAATCCTTGTCTTGGGAAAACTGAAACTTCTCCTGCAGCGAGTGTTCCATTGTCTTCTAAATTTTTTACAGTAGCCTCTACCCCATCTATCTTTATACTAAAAGCTTCTCTACAGGCGGTCTGTAAATATAAAAAATCTGGGTTAAAACTACCATTACCACTACCAGAGGTTCCTACTGTTACCCAAAAATCTGTTTGTGGTTTCTTCATAATATTGTCGAACAAAAGTCCATATCGTGGTTGATACTGACCATCAGATACTAAATTATGATCATCATCAGTAATAAAGCCAAGAACTAAAGTTTCCGAACTAGAGACTGCTGAAGTATATACTAAAACATCCCTAATATAATACGTAATAGTAGTGCCAGTTCTCTTTATATTAAAAGGGCAAACTCTATCGTTAATTGGATCATCAAAACCCCACCTTGCAGCTGTACTCGCAGTAGAGTCAAAACCTCCAGGAGGTATATTAAGATCTTCGGAAACTCTGGCCATGGATCTACTGTATGTTCCATTCTGCTGGGCTTTCATAATACTATGAAATTTTTCGCTGCTTAACGTAGCTACTACAGAACCTGATTCAATAATTTCTATTACAATTTCATCATTTAAAATATATACACCAGTTAAATAATCACTAAAATTTTGGGTATTAATATTAAATGAGTTGCCACCGGCATTAGTCGATACCTGTTGGCCAGCTAAAATTCCATTTAAACTATCATCTTGTGGGGTAAGTCTAAATCCATAAAGTATTTCACTTTCTGCAGCTATAGTGTCGATAGGAGATGCATCGCTGTAAAGAGCAGAGTTTACTAATCCAAAAGATAGTTTATGCTCGTGCGCTCCGGAATGCCAAAGCCACAAATTTCCTACATATGGGGAAGTGTTGGAGGTTGAATTATTATATTCACCTGCATTCCCTTGATCTATTTGAACTTCCAAATCAAAATCTCCAGAGGCAGATAAAGAGCTTTTTCCTCTATGGGTCATAGTAAGATTACTGGTAGCCGAACGAGAGTCAGAGCCTGAGTAAAAACTTCCAAGTCTAACCTTATATGTTGGGTATTTTGTACTGGGCCAGCCAGAATCTAGAAACGAGGTGTAGGGGAAATTGCTTGACCAAGTACCTGTTGGTACTGCCTCTGTAACTCCATGAGTATCCTCAAATACAAAACCAGATGAAGGAGTGCTAAAACCCGTTCCATTAGTAGAATCTCCCGAATATGTAGTATCATAGTATGTTATAGGAATTAATTCGGAAGGCGTATTAGACGCTATAGTTCCGTTAGTAACTTCCGTAACTACTTCATTATCCCACATAGAAGCTATCTGAAAGCCGCTTTTAGAATTCACATTTGCATCATTAATAAAACCATCTACTATATGAGTGAGTATTCTCTCTCCAGAACTAAAGGATTGAGTGGCGCCTGCGTCATCAAAAGAAATAGTAATCCCACTTATCAAATTATCGGTAGTAGCATGAGTAGTTTTTACCGTTAAAGGGTCATTATCATCTACTCTCTTCACCCACGCAGATCCAGTCCACTTATATCGATCCCACAACAAGCCTAGCATATTCCAAGAAGGATCAACCCCTAATAGCGTTGTCTCATCTCCTGCCTGTCTGAAAAACCTGCCTTGGTTAACATTAGTATCCTGGCATAACCATATACCCTTACCAACAAAATGGGTAGCATACGAGTCTGGTTGAAGATTTGGCTTAGTAGGCATACCAAAGAATCCTAAATTTGTGCAAGTATTTCCTGTAAAAGTCCATTTTTGACAGCCTCCCGTACCGCCCCATCCGTGAGGCCGTAAAAGGGCATCATTTCCGTTATCATCAACAAATTCAAATGGACACAGCCAACCCCAATCAGCTGTATCGGTGCCAAAATTCTCATTGTAATCTCTAAAGGTATTGTTATTACCAAGGCTACTAAATGTATCATCACTATAAGTGTCTCCATTTGTAAATTCTATTAACCCTTCTGGACTACCGCCTATTTGCTGCTCCCAAGACAACTCTACTGGCGCAAATCTATAAGTACCTGAATCGAGGTCAGTAGCATCATAAGTGCCTAAGTACCAATGAGAATTATTATAGGTACAACCAATCATATCCTGGTACCAACGTCTACGATGAGCATCTTCTACTCTTATATCATAGTTTGTTCTACTAGTTCCGTCATTGACACCAACATTGGCGTTTCCAATAGCGCCCCAAGAAAAATTTGCCGAGCTTCCGCCATAGATTAACGGAAGATAGTTCCCGTCAGCTCTTAACTCGGTACAATCATTAGAAGGAGACCACCAAGTAGCATTTAAGTGCTGTACAACTGAGCCAGCGCCACCCTGGTTGGCAACGTAAAGAAAACTACTATTAGGGCTTCTACTATAAAGTATCAATAATCTATCCGCATTATTTTTATCCGCTTTTATAATCCATGGGGCTCTCCAAGTACCTTCTATAGTAGTGTTCGTAAAAGTTGTACCTCCTGTAGATGTACTGTCATACCCTACCCAAGTACTACCATTGTTAACTGATTTTACTAAGGCTCCTTCCATCAAAGCCCAGAGAACCCTAAAGGAACTTCCCCCTGATTGAGTTCCTACGGAAATTGCATAACACTTGTTTTGAACTGTAGCAGCAACATCACTAACAGTTGATAAGTCATAATTAGTAATAGTTGCAGAAGATGAAAACGGTGCTTGTATACTCCAAATTCCAGTATTTGCACAGGAAGCCCAGAGAGTGTCACTTAAGTCGTCATAAGACCACTGTCCTATAGCTGTGGCTGTAAATGTAGGGTAAAATTGATTAGAATAATAATACCAATCTTTAAAATCTGTAACTACAATAACATCATGTTGTGCAAGTATTAAACCATTAGCAGGATCTTTTCCGTCAAGAGCTCTAAAAGGCTCTCTTGCGCGATCTGTGTTAATGCCGCCCGCAATATTGAGGGATGATGTTACTTGTAAAGCATCCCAAAAGGTATCCGTCGCACTGCTTACCATTAGCCATTGTGATCTAGGCTCAAATGTATTGTTAACATATCCAGTAGTATATCTTTTCATGAAAGAGTAGTCTACAACCCCTACCCCTCCACTAGTCCCTGAAAAATCTATTTTCCACATCTCCGGAAGATATTGCGAACTGTAGTTGGAAGAGTCTAACGTAAGAGTTGCGTCTGAGGTGGCAATTTCTCCCGCATTAAAAAAAGGTACTGTATCATTATCGCTAACTTTGTAATAATATTGCTGAGTTTTGTCCGCTCCTACAGGTAAAATATTATTGTAAACTGTTGCTGTATAACTACTACCTGGAGCGCTACTTTGATAAGAAGGAGCTGCACTGCCTCTTATATTACCCACATCCAAGTCCAGAGTATCTATGTTGTGGCCAAAATACCAGCCTCCATCCCATTGCGGGTTACACGATATAGGACTTGTAGAAGTAGGGTGAGAATTACTACTAACAATAGGCAACCCATCATAATTAAAAGTACTTACAGCATCAAAGGGAAGCTGTCCTCTATTTTTAGTAAGCCACCAAGTAGCTTGGCCTGAACTTAGGTCTCTCATACCGTAAGAACCTCCAGCTGAAGAGGAGGCTGTCCACCCATCGGGGATGGAGCCCCCCTCGGCGTAGAAGGGTGGAAATACCTGTCTAGAAAAAAATAGGTGTTCATTAAACGATTTATCAGAGCTGAGATCGTAAGGGTATAATATTCTATATAAAATTACCAGTACTTCAGTTGTGCTTTGACTTATAGGAGACGCAAAACTAACTGCTGTGTTCAGTCTTGGAGGGTAATAAAATTTACCTATTTTATAGTGAGTTCCATTTCCGGCTATCCCTATAGTATGAATATTACGGCTTCCTGAGGACGGAGGAAGTAATTGCTGAGTTAGTTTAACTTCACTAGTTGTATTATAGCCTCCGTCACCTATATTCTGTACTCGTGGAGTTCCTGTTATTTCTTGAGCAATCCACCAATTACCTCCAATAGATCTAGCAGTAGGATTTAAATTAGGCACATATCTATCCCCCGCCCAAAGATGCCAACAACCCCACCTGTAAGTATTTGGGACAGTCCGAGCATAATTAAACGGATCCAAATACGAATTTGAGCCTGCTACAGCAGAAATTTCATCCCAATTTACCATAGTATTTGTTATAGTAGCATCAAATATTAAATTTTCTTTCCAATCCGTTTCTTCTATAACCTCTAAAGAATTAATATCTTTTTTTATTATTTTCACTAAACCTTTAATGTTCTTCATTTAAATCTCCTATGTTCTAGTAATGCTTATACTACCTGAATTTTTAGTGTAGCTTCCTCTCATACTTATATTATCTACTTGTTCTGTAGAGATAATCTCACTAAGTTGTATTTGAATTGTTCCCTGGTTATTAGAGTAACCTCCTAAAGGATTTACTGTATCTGTCTGTTTAGCGACAGCCAAATCTTGGAAATCTATTAGAAGTGTTCCCTGGTTATTAGAGTAACCCCCTAAAGGATTTACTGTATCCACTTCTTCAGTAGAAATAATGGTTTGAAATACGCGAGAAATACTTCCTTCATTTTTTTCATAACTACCAAAAAACTCCGTGGTATCAATAATAAATCTCTGGACAAAACCTGTAGTTTCTACAATTAAATCTACTGTGTCTAAAATTTGTCCTGTGAATCCTGTCTTTCTTAAGTTTAGAGTGTAAAACTCTACTACTTCTGGAGAAGGAACCTGCTTTGTTATAACAAAACTTCCCTCAGAAAAATTATCGTTTCCAGTAGGCAGAAAACTCCCCTGCACTTGATCAAAATCTACTCCTTGAACAGCTCCTTCAATAGTCCAGTAAATTTGTTCTATAGGAAATAAGGTTCCTTTAAAAAAGACAGTAGCTTCGTAAACTGGGCTGGAGTTTGGTCCGACAGATATTGAGTCTATTACAGCTCCCTGCTCATCTACTGCTTGTGCGCCTGCAAAAGCAAGAGTAAATAACGTTATAGTATCTACTATAGCTCCGCTAACACTGTCCTTTCTGAGCCTTAAAGTATTTGTTAAATCTACATTAGTAGAGGGAGCAGTAATAGAAAAACTTCCAGAACTAGAAGCAAAGTCTCCGGTAAGAGAAATAGTGCCGGTACTAGTAGAATAATCACTGCCGCTAATTTCATAATATATGTCTTCGGGCTCAAAATTTTGTACACTTACATAAACTGTATCAGTGTCTTGTTGAAGTATGTAGAAAGCTCCTATTAGAGTGTCTTGAGCATCAACAAAATTAAAAGTTTCTGGTCCTCTAGAGGTATCTATTATAGTAACATTTACTTGGGCTAAAACTGTTCCGAAAATAGACACTTCTCTTACTGAAAGAGTAAAAGTTTCGGGGCCTTCAGTAGCTAAATCAGCCAAAGTCCCTATATCAAAAGAGCCTTGAGAAAGGGAGGTAGTTCCAGACATGTTAAAAGAGCCGTTTAAGGCTTGAAAGTCAGCTAAAGAAGCTCCGTCTAGACTCCAATAAAGAAGTTCAGGACCTCTTTCTAAGCTACTAACATTTACTGTTTTTACTTCTCCTTCGTTTATATTGAAGTTTCCTGAAGATACAGTAACGGAGGAAGTTCCGGAGACTAACTCGTATACTCTCACAAATTTGGCGGTGATAGACCCTATTACATCATTTAAATAAGTTACTGTATAGCTGTCACAATACACTACTACTATTTTTTCGCCTGAGGGCTCGTTACTGTCCGGCACAGTAAAATCAAAAGTTTTGTATTTTCCCCTATTATCAAAAAAGCCCGAAATAGCTCTTATTTCCTCTATAGGTCTGTTTGTAAAAGTAATAGAATAAGTTTCTTCTCTAGCATCTGTACCTATAGATACGCGGTTTTCGTATCCATCACCAAAAGTGGTGAGGGAATAAATAGGCTTTATACTTTTCGTAACTCCGCCCCTATCAGGAACCCGAAAAGTAAATGCTAAATCTTCAAATCCTACTGTCATTTTAGGTAGCGTCGTAATAAGCACATGGCATAGAAATTGCTATGGTCTTTCCTGCGTCTGCGGCGGCGAATCTTAAATATCCTTCTTGTGGGTAAATAGAAACTTCTCCTGCAGCGAGAGTAGCTGCATTATCAAACCCAACAACATTTGCCTCAGTACCATCAATTGTAATACTATAGGTTTGTCTGTACGCGGCTTGAAGATGGCTAAAATCTGTTCGATAGGCTCCGGTTGCAGGGCTTGCCTCTCCTACTTTTAGCCAATAATCGTTTGTTGCTGCTTTTTTAAAGCTATGGTATGTTCCGGAGTCTTGCGTCCAAAAAGTGTTGTTATTGGTATTGGTGCCTATCGCATTATTATACTTTGTTGTGCAAGGAATAAGACTCTCTGAGCTAGTAGCCGCGGAAGTATGAACTAATAGTCCTCGAATATAGTATTTAACTGTAGTTCCTGTTCTTTCAATAGTAAACGGGCAGAAAGAATATTTTGGAAACAGGGCCATGCTAAACTCAGGTCGCGATCCAGAGCTGGTATTTGATAATGGACCGCGAAATCCTGTCTGTAAATTTCCATCATAGTAAGATCCTGGATTAGTAAATTCGTCCTCTACATTTAAAAATATTTGCGTCTGGGGTTGCGTTGTAGAGTACACCACGGATCCCCCTTCTATAACTTCTATCAAAACTGGCGTGCCATTTCGGATGGAAGTAAAATTTTCACTCTCGTTATTTGTTGCAACGTCATTCGGATATTCGAGATAATTATTGATAGTCAGGGATGAGCTTGTCTGTTGAACCCCTCCTGAAGAAGCGTAGGGGTGGTTTTCTGTAGGATTTTCCACAATACTTAATCTAAAGCCATAGTTTATATCTGAAAAAGAGTCTACATTTGTATTATTTTCTTCTGGACTAATAGAGTCCGAATATAAAGTTGCATCTGTCAAACCCCAAGCTATTTGTCTCTCGACCCCTACTGTAGGAGGAGAGTTCCAGGTGTCCTGAAGATTTACTATAGGGTAGTCATACCAATTAGTACTATCTAGGTCGCCAAAAGGTTGAGTAGTAAGAGAAGTATCCCCGGAGGCTGCGGAGGAAATTTTCAATCGAGTAGATATAAAATAAGTATTAGCGGTCGAACTAGTGTTGCCATCCTGCCTTCCTGTAAAATTCCAGAAAGGAGTTCCACGATCAGTGCGCTGTATGCTGCCACGAAACGTAGTATTCACTAAAGCCCCCGACAACAGAGTTCTTGTAATAACACACGTATCCGTATTATAAGATCGTGTATCAAGGCCACTAGACGATGTCCAAGTGCTATTGTTTACTCCTTGGCTGTCATTCAAGAAAAAAGGAATTAATTCTGAAGGAGTGCTTAATCCTAAGGTAGTACTAAAAGAAACTGATTCGCTTGGATAATAAGAGACTGTGGGAGAAAAAGACTCAAAAGAAGTTGCTGCATCATTTTGTATACCATCACAAACAGCTACCGATATTAACTCTCCGGCTGTATAATTTTGAGTTCCCGATGCGTCGTCAAAAGAAATTGTAGCCCCTCCAATTAAAGCATCGGTGCTCAAATGAGTACTTTTTACCCCGAGAGGATCGTTGTCGTCTTGTCTTTTTACCCAAGAAGAGCCATTCCATTTATATCTGTCCCAAACCTCTCCTATGAGTTGTGCAGAGGGATCCCAGCCGTAAAAAGAAGTTCCTACAGATTGTAACCGTTGGTTACTGTCGATCCATAAGCCCCTTCCTAAATAATATTGTCCTATACTTGAATTACTTTGCAGTAGAGTAAGCGAGTGGTCTGAAAAATCTAGCTTATAAAAACCAAAGATAGCATCTGTATCATTGTAATAAGGAGCCCAAATTAAGCAGTCATTTCCATCATCATCCGTAGTTTCATAAAAAAAGAAACCTTGTTGAGTGCCTCCGGAACTAGTTCCCTCTAAAACACCGTTTGTGTATATTCTATTTGCCAACCCAAAATCTTTTATATTAGGGGGGGTGTTTGTGCGACTATCATAACCAAAACTTGTAGAATTAGACCAAGTTAAAGGAAACTTACTATACCCAGGAGATCCGGTATCAATCTGAGTCTCAAAAAATATCTCAATAGGAGTCATTCCATCTCTCTGATCTACATTACCTTCTAATTCTCTAACTTGCCAGCAGTTTGATAACCACCACTTTGATTGTGTTTTAGTACATCCAAACCTTTTTTTAATTCTTTTTCGGATTAAACTTGAAGATGCTGGATAAGTTACTGAAGAAGTTCCAAAAGTTACGTCGAACTGTTGTTGGGTCACTCCCCACCCCTTAGAGCCAGTTAAATAGTCTGTGAGACCGCCACCACCGAAATGGGTCATAAAGCTAAGAGGATAGTCTGTAGACAAAAGAGGAGTTGTGTCGCTTACCGAACTCCACCAAACTGCGTGAGTTTTATTAAGACGTGTCCCCTCATAATCAACAGTGCTGGTTGTTTTGTTAAAAATAACTAGAAGTCTATTATCTGTTTGCTTATCGGCATTTACTGCTATAACATTTCCCCAATCTGCCTCTATATTTGTTTGAGTAAATGTAACTCCTCCTGTACTAGTAGAGTCATAGGCTGTCCAGCTTGTGCCGTTATTTGTAGACTTAACCAAAGCGCCTTTTATAAATGCCCACACCGTTCGGTGAGTAGTTTGAGAAGTTCCCAAAGCTAGAGAGTAAGCTTTATTTTCGGTAGTAGAACCAACGTCTGGAAGAGACGCAAGATTAAAGTTTGTAATCGATATACTACCTAAAGGATCTGTCACTCTCCACAAGCCCGTAAGAGGGCAGGCTAACCAAAAACTATCAGATAATTCATCATATTCATAAGCAGAAACATAAGATAAAGTAAAAGCAGGATAATTTGTAGAGTTTATTCTTATAAAAATATCATCTACAAAATTTGAAAAGATTATTTCTTTTGAAGTAACTTTAACTCTGTGTATATCACTATTTTTATAAAGTTCATCTGCTTCAAAAACGTGAGAGTTGGGAGACGACCATGCTGAAGTATCATTATCAACTTTGTACATTGGGCCATAGTTAAATACTCCGTCAGGTTTTTCAGTACTAAGACTATCTCGGTTTAGTTCATAGCCTCCAATAACATTTAATTGTCGGGGAGTAAACGTGTTGTTAGTCCAGCCAGTGAAATATCTCTTCATAAAAGAGTATTCAGCTACACCAACTCCTCCACTGCTACCGGAAAAGTCTATTTTCCAATATTCGGGAATTCTTGGATTATAATTTTCTGTATTGAGAGTGAGAGTGGCATCAGTAGTAGGAATCTCATTCACATTGAAAAATGGAGTAGTTGGAAGATTAGTTTTTGTTTGGTAAGATTGTGTCTTACTGAAAGTTGAGGGAATAACAGAACCCCAAAGCATCCAATGACTAGAACTTGCCCCAGGGCCTACTTTAATTGACCCAAGTATTGCCCCAAATCCTTGAGTGTTTGTATTAATGTTAAATTCTCCAACCACTAAACCGTCCCAGCCAGTGAAATGCTGGTCTTGTGTTGCTACTAGGGCGCCATTATTATCATCATAAACTCGAGGCCAGCTTCCTACATTTGGTCTTTCAGATACGAAAGTTCCTGACCAAGAACCTCTCCTGTTTCTCGACGGGTTAAAGGTGCTTGGTTTAGATTGCCATGTGGTAGCGCTATTTCTGCACCCCAGAAAATCTGTCATACTCCACTGAGAGCTTGCCACCCAACTATTTTTGCCTCCTATAGAATTAAGAACTAAGCCGAATCTAAATAGCATATCATGATAGACATCATACCAGCTTTTATCGGAACTTGCAGGAGCAGTTATTGTAATAACGTATTGAATAATAGCTATTTGAGTATTTGATTGCACCACTGAACTTGGAAAACTTGCACAGCTTATAAAACTAAAAAAGTTGGCTGATGAAGATCTTACAAGAGCTACAGAATTTATATTTCGTGTACTTGTACTGAGTGGAGGCCCTAATTCTCTTAAAACCGTAACTGTAGCTGTTTCGTTATCAAAAGACATAGTTACAGCTGGAGTTCCGGGTATGTCTCTTGGCTTACTCCAAGTACCTGGAAGAGAAAAAACACTTCTATCAAATGTTGAAATATATTCATCGTTCACTAAAAAAGCATAACCTCCTATCGATGAGGATTGGCCATTTCTATCGCCTACAGGTATATTATTGTCTAAATATACCTGTGTGCTATTACTATTGTGATCCCAGCCCGCAGGGTTACCAAAGTAGTGGTTATGTAAAAAAGCATTCTCAACAACATCAGAGGTATATTCTACCTCATTCGTAAATGCATTTTTTAAACTTATTTGTACTTCACCTTTTAACATAATTATGTCCTAGTTATATATACCCCGAAAGAAGACTCCGTCGAAGAAAAAGTATTTGTATTGTTTATAGACTCTGTCTCTTCTGCGCCTACAATTACTGTATATCTTATTAAATTCTCAACCTGACCGTTCTCAGCAAGATCAAAAGGATTGTTTAAATTAATATTTTCTGTTTTCGATACTACTATAGTTCCTTGTCTTTGTAGCTCCGAGATAGATGCTGACGGCGCGACTAGAGAGAAAATATTTCTATTGTTTATAGACTCTGTTTCTTGTGCTCCTACAATTACTGTATATCTTATTAAATTCTCAACCTGACTGTTCTCAGCAAGATCAAAAGGATTTAATGAATCAAGCTCTTCAGTCTGAGTTATAAAAGCCGTCCCATAAACTAGCACACAAGAATCAATTACTGGACCGACAGCACTTCCCGTTCTTAAACTTATTATAAATGCTTCTGTATCTACTCCCGACTGCTTAACAACATCAAAAGTTGCCGTATTTAAATTATTCGTTCCTGTTGGTGTAAAACTTCCAGATATTAAATCAAAATCAACACCGCCGGTAGCATTTTCAATAGTCCAATAAATTGTTTGAATATCGAAAAAGTTTGCTGTATAATTTATCGTTGTAGTATATGGGCTTCCCAGCTCCAACAAAACAAAATCAATATCTTGCTGTAAAGCATTTGTTATCCTTCCACCTATAAAACTCTCAGGTAAAAAGTTTAAAGTTATAGTATCAACAATCTCTCCACTAATACTATTTTTTCGAAGATTCAGAGTTCTTGGTGTACTCTGCTCTACGTCAAGTATAGACTGTAATACTTTTGTAGCGCTGCTTGAGGCAAAACTACCTGATAAATCTATGACCCCAAAAGTGGGATTTGCTAAAAGGGAAGAGCTTGCTATAGGATCTATTGAAAAGTATATATTCTCTGCTGGGTCGAAGTTCGAGACTCCAACATATACTGTTAAAGATTGTCCGGAAGTTATATTCTCCGACCCTACAGGATCTCCCTGATCGTTCACCCACTGAAAAACTTCTGCACCTACTGAAGTATCTAAAACCAGTACTTCTTTTGAGACTAATACTGCTCCGCCAATAGAACCCTCACGTATAGAAAGAGTGTATGTTTCTTGTCCTTCGGTAGTTACATCATCTATTGTTTGTAAGTTAAAAGAACCTGTGGCGGCTTCTTGTGTTCCTGTCATGGAGAAAGAACCGCTTACTGCAGTAAAATCTGGCGAAGCTCCTAAAGAGAGAGTCCAGTATAATAGTTCAGGGCCCCTATTAGTACTAGTCAAATTTATTGTTTCAGTAACGCCCTCATCTAGTATAATTCTTGAATTTAGTATATTTAATAAAGCTATCTCGCTTTGATCTTCAAATACTCTAATAAAATCACAATTAATTGATCCTATAGTATCTGTTACATATACCCTATTATAAGAAGGGCAATAAACAATTATCTCTTTTTCACCAGAAGGCTCATTGCTGTCCGGAACAGTAAACGAAAAATTCTTAAACTTCTCTCTTTCGTTCAGAAAAGAAGATATTCTAACAATTTCTTCTGACGACCTATTAGTAAATGCTACCGAGTATACTTCTTCGTAACTATTTGTACCTATAGATACACGGCTATCATACCCTTCCCCGAAGCTCTCTATATTAAAAATAGGCTTTAAAGATTTTTTAAAATCTTTATCGGGTACTACTCTAGTACTAGTTAGATCTAAAAACCCTAAAGCCACTAGCTTGCACCATAAGGACTGAGAATACCTCCTGGTCTCTTTTGGTTTTGTAGTTCTTGTTGGACTGCTACGGCTATAGCTTTACCCAGGTTTCCGGCTTGGTTAGAATCTTGGCTTGAAGTAGTTTGTCCTTGTCCTTCATTATTAATAGTAACTCCAACACTTACATTATTTGTTTGCGAACTACCCATTCCGGTTACAGGAATAGACTTACCGTCGGGAAGAGGAACTATAGCTTCATTCATTTTGCCCTCTCCTACTAAGCCTAAAGTAGGTTTATTTATTATTCCTCCATTCGCGTAAGCTCTGAAACCTCCAGGAGCCATTCCTCCATTTGCAAAGCCAAAGAAACCTAATCCAGCTTTCACAAGGCTCATAAAACCGCCACCAGAACCACCGCCGCCTCCGAATAAACCGCCTAGTTTATCAAAAAGACTGCTAAAAATTCCTCCCAATTTGGAGAGAAACGACCCCTCTCCACCAAATAAACCTTTTAGTTTTGTTACAAAACTACCTTCTCCACTAAAAAGACCTTTTAATTTACCAAAGAATCCTTTATTTTGTACAGCAAGCTGTTCTGTAGGTTTGATTATACCCTTTTCTAGAGTCTCTTCTAGCTGCTTATTTAATCCTAAAGGATCTTGTCCAGACTCTAAAAAGTTTGGCAGAGAATCTGGTCTTACAGGCGCTTGATTAGAAGCAACTCCAGACTCATTAGTGCTGCTCCCTAGAGGTGCGTTTCTGTTTCTTAAGTACTCATTAAATAAAGGGCCGCCGTCTGCCGCAATTCCTGCAGCGTTTCCAGAGGGACGCAAGGCGGGAGGCAAAGTGCTGGGGTCTACTGTGGGCCCGTCATTTAAATTTACTCCTGAGGGAGGTGGCGCATCGCCAGCAGAACCACAGCTACACCGCTCGCATGCTGCAGCAATCGCAGCAGCCCCTCTAGCAAAAGTATCTGATAATTTTGCAGCAAAACTGTTGCTTGAGCTATCTATTGTTTGTTTAATATTTGTAGACCCTGAATCAAAAGAATCTACAATATTTTTCCTGACTCCTTCCTTAGTTTCTTCTCCCGCTACGGCTTCTTTAAATAACGCCGCTATCTCTGCATAATCGTTGGGGTCCGGCTTTAAACCTAAAAAGATTTCTAATCTTTCGGGCAATAATGCTTTTAATATTTTAAGTGCTATTATCTTATTTACAAAGTCCCCAATAGTTTTTGCAAGAGATTGAACAAAACTTTTGGCTGCATCTTTAAACTTTTCCGTACCGCTAACTACGTCTGTTATAAGTTTTGCTAAATTATCTTGTAGAGAGCCTCCAATAACTTTTCCTAATTTATCGAACTCGTCTGCTTGCTGCATAGTTAATTTAATTCTTTCTTTCTGTATATCTCTCAATCGAATCAACGCTTCTTGTTCTCTCACAAGGCCCGCTCTTACATTAGGCTGATTAGCTAATCGTATTGCAATCCCTTTAGCGTCAATATCATTATTTATTTTTTGCAGCTTAGAAGTTTCTTGTAGTACTTTTAGCTTTGCAGTCTCTATTTCTTTTGCCTTTCCGGTTAAATTGCTGATATTAATTTGAGCAACTGCAAGATCTCTTTGAGTGTCTAAATAAGCTCGAGTCTGACTACGAACAATCCTAATCCTTTCTGCTAGCTGTTGAACTAGTGGCAGACTTTTACCAAAAGAATCTTGAAACTGTTTAGAAAAATCTGAAAGTTCTCCTGTAAAAGCTGATTGCGAGTTTGTCGCGTCTTTTATAGATTTCTCTACGGCGGTTATACTAGAAAGTACAGCATCTAGCCCGTCTATTCCACTGTCTTTAAAACTATTTACGGTTTGAGTTAAAGAATCTATTGAATTAGCGAAACCTGAAGTATTGGTAGTTGCTTCTCTAGCTTTAATACCTGCGGCTTCAAGGACAGATATTATAGCCTCTATTTGGGCAACACCGGTTACTTTAGTGTCTTTAAGCGTTACTCCTAAGGCACTGAGTTCTGCCTTCACTTTAGGCAATACTGCCGTAAGATTTTCAAAGATTTGCTCAAGATTTGAGTCAGGATCACTCTCAAGAACAGCAAGAGATTTCCTAAAAATCGATGCGGTGTTTAAAGTTACGATTGAATTTGCTTGTTGAAGAGCAGTGCCTTCTTTAAGCAATTTATTTACATTTTCATAAGCTTCTGAGTAGCTTTCTAATTCCTTATTGAGGTCTTCTATTCTTTTCTTGGCGATTTCATTTTTCTTATTTAATTCTTCTTGTTGGGCTGCAGCCTGGCCTATAGCTCCTTCTTTATATTGCTTTACAAGGCTTCCATTCTCGCTCGCTAACTCTGCTAGATTAAATTTAGAATCTTCTAAGGTTTTTTGAAAGTCGCGTGAAGCGTCTGTAGCCAAAGGTGTTAAATTATAGATTCTTGTCCAACCTAAAGCTATAGCTCCTAATGTATTTAGTATAAAACCAAAAATTACTCTTACTACTGGCCCAAGACGATCAACAAATCCGAGTACATTTTTTGAAAGTGAATTAAAATTATTAACAATACCTAAAATAAGATCTTTTACGAGTAAGAATACTCCCACAAATCCTGCAAAACTTAAAGCTTTTGACGCTATTCTTCCTGCTGTTGCGGCAGCATTACCTATCCTCTTGAAGGCGCCTATTGCTGCAGACCTGGCCTGAAGCATTGTTTTCTTAAACCCCAATAGCCAGACCTTCCAGGTTTGAGTAGTTTTTTGAGCAGCTGCTGAATTTGCAACTTCCATTTCTCTTAAAGCTGCTCTCATTGCTCGTACAGCTTCTAAAGATGCGCCCTTATATACACCCTTAATGACTTCGCCATTCTTAATAATCTCTCTTTCTACTCTATCAAGATCTTTTTCGAATCTTTTCGCATTAATTGGGGATAGCGATTCTCCGCGAGCCAGAGTAGCAGCAAACTTAGATTGAGTTTGTCCTGCTAAAGTTGCTCCTGCGCTTTGAAGGCTTTTTGATGCTGCGGCTTTTAGTTTATTTGCATTTACACTTGCCTCTGCAAGCTCTACCTTAATCTTTTCTATTTTCATGTCTAACTTGCCAAGAGCAGTATCCGCGGCAGAACCAATATCTTGAAAGTCCTGTTTCCATTCCTCTAAAGGAAGAGCTGCCTTTGCTATTGATAGACCCAGAGCGCCAAAAGCTAAAATGGCCGTAGTAGAATTATTAGTAATAATATTTGCTAAAGCTTCTACGGCGGGAAGTATCCCTTGAGTTACTTGTTTTATGATTTTGTCAAAAGCAACCTGTAATTTAACAAAAGAGTTTGTAGCAGGCTCTACAGCACCAAACTGTGCGTCCAACTGTTTTTGTACTTCTAACAGAATTGCTTGAGACTTTTGAAAATTATTTAACTTATCAGCGGCTACGCCTATTGCTCCGCCATAGCTCTTAGTTGCTTTTTCTAATCGAAGAACAATACCAAGTTCGTCTAGTAGTTCAGGCTCTGCTTTAGATACACCTCGAACTAACCTGTCGAAAGATTCTTCAAAATCTCTTCCCAAAGCTGCAGAAGCTTTTCTAGCACCGATTGCTAAATCATTTAATTGTTGCGGACTGAAGCCTTTAGCTACCCCGATTGCGGCAGCTTCAGAAGATTTTTGAAATGTAAGCATTCCATCAGAAGCTTCTTGTAGACCTTGAGCAATTCTTTTTAAGCCTACACCTGTTTTAGAAGTATAGTCTTCTTGAGCTTTTACCAGGATAGATGTATCTGCGGCTTTTTTGAAAAAGTTAAATGCGGCTGAAATTGCAAATACGTTTGCCGCTAGAACCGCATAAGCAGGCACAAGACCGCCAGTAATGCCTTGTGCCATTTTTGAGAAATTTTTAGAAGTATTTGATGATGCTTGGGCAGCGCCTTTTAATCTTCTATCTGCTGTCTGTGCCGATACCCCTACCTTGTCTAGTCTACCGCCTAGACGTTGAGCACTCTTTTCGGTAAGACGCATGCTCCCATCATCATCTACAATAATACTGACTTTAACTGTTTTGGCCATTATCCCTGCACATTATGGGCGTACTGTTTTCCGCCTGCTTTAGCTTTTCTCTCTTCCTTCTTACGTCTTTCTTCTTGGTCTTTATTTATTTTTTCACTATATAACTCTTGTATCCTTGACAGAAAGAAAACTATTATTTTTTTATCTTCTCTTACATTAAATAGTTCAAGAAAAAAATCAGCGCAAGACCAATCTTTTCCGAAATAGGCTCCAGAAAAGCCATCCCATCTATCGGGCATATAACTAAAAATAGTAAGAGCTAATTGTACTTCTTCCGGTAAATCTGAAGTAGAGGGAGGTAGTCTTTTTGGGTCGGGCTCAGTACCTAACTGTTCACACATCATTAGGTATTTATCGACACTTATTCCTTCGGAGTTGAACTCGATACTTTTTTGGACAAGTCGGAGACATTCTTCGACTTGTTTTTCGTAAAATTTTCCAGTTCACCTAATGTATCGGTGACCCAAGTATCAAAATCTGCAGAATTTTTCATTAGAATTTCTGCTTCTTCTTGTGAATAAGGTAATTCCGAGTTTGGATCCATCCCTTCAGTATCTACTAATAGAAGTTCTTCTAAGTATGATAACTTTAGACCGGACCACCCTTTAATTACTGCATTCACGTATTCGGCGAGAAACTTATCTTCGTCTAATATTTCTTCTGCTTGGTGGGTAGAACGATTAAATTTCTTATTGAGACATTTTTTGCGTAAAGCAAGCAACTCTTCACGAGCTAGATAACATAGTTCCACGCAAAACCCTTGCATTCCCGGAAATTCAATCGAAACGGTCATGCTGGGCTTCATCAAAGTTTTTAGAGACACTTGACTCATAATGTAATATTCCTCTTTAATATAAAATAAGGGGGAGTTGCCTCCCCCAATCTTTTATAATTATACTAAAAGAGTAGCAAATTGTCAAGAGTTATTTTTTCTTATTATGATGCTCTATAGACAATTGTTGCTTCGTTAGTATTATCAACATTACCTGACTGAGGTTGTCCGTGGAATGCGATATCAAGAGTTAAGAGATCTTCCACGTTAATTACAGGAACCTCTAAATGAGCAAACTGCATGTCAAAACTAATGCTTGGAGTACCTGTACCGCCAACATTAATTGCCATATCTACAGTGTTTCTTACAGTTTCGGTGTCAGAAACTAAGTCATTAAATAACTGTGCCGACTTCGAAGCACCAGTGTCAAGATAGCAAGTGAGATTTCCACTAATAGCGCGAGAACCCGTAATGTTTGCGATAGGAATATTAATCTTACCAAGCTCTTCTGGAGTAAGGTAGCTAATATTGTTTTCAAAATTGATAGAACCTCCAGTTAGAACAACTGTATAGGTAACATCTGGAGAGCCATCTGTTCTTGTAATATCTACAGTAGAGATACGATTTCGAATAAAACTGTTAGTGTCTGTAATGTCTAGTTCACTCGCGCTAGTTTCTGTCGCTGCTACAACGCCAGCTCCATTATCAGTAATTGTAGCACCAAAGCCACTCCACTGTAAAGTGGCAATACCATCTATATCAAAATCCATAGTAACACTATTTACAACAATGTCATTACAAATGTAGGTCTGTGCAGTTCCACCCGTAGGAACAAATTGAAAGTATACTTTCCAGCCGGAAGCAAAGCTAGAAATATTTGACCCGTTCAAATTAAACGTATTACTAGTTGCATCACAAGCATTCACGGGGACAGCAGGACTTACCGCGGTGCTGGTAAAAATAGCTGTAGCGTCGGCGTACGTGTCTCCTCCAGCCCATAAAGCCCATAAAGCCTCTTCTACGGGTCGAACTAAGTTTGGTGACGCAACAAGCTGTGGTCGTGCATAAGTACTAAAACTCCACTCAACGGGGGCTAAAGCATCATTAAAAAGCAGTCTTGCTCTTCGTGATGTAATGCCTGCTTCATTGACTGTAATTTCTGAGGCATTGATTGCCTGACTAAATGAGAATCCATCAAGTACTGGAATTTCCCAACGAAAACTCGCTGTAGGATCTTCCAGGATTACTTGTACGTCTCTTGTAAATTGTAGTGCCATTTATTTTTCTCCTAACAGAGTTTTATAAGCTATTACTTATAATCTGTCTTAACCTTCTAGGTTAGTAACGAACTTCTAATACTATTTCCCCGATCGCTAATGGTTCGAGGGCACCTTCGTCAGTATCTAAACTTACCATAGTAATTTGTTGTACCGACTGAGTGTTTCCATCTTGGTCTGTGTATGACAAGGCTGAGTTTGATTCAATGACAAACTCTATGTCCTCGAACAACTTTTCCAAAGCCATTATAGCATCTTCTTGTTGTACATAGACCCGGAGAGATACAGTCATAAACCTGTCTTTGTATCCCGATCCTTGGTACTGTCGAGTTTCTGGGCCTGCACTAACATGTATTGCAGGAAAATCCTCTACTTCATCCCAAAATAAAAGCTTAGGTAAAACATTATTATATACGTTTGACCTGTAGGGGGTGTTTCCATTTATTGCTTTAAGTTTAGTAACTAAAGCAGTGATTATGGCCATTCTTCTCGAAGTGTAGTCTCTTATAGCCATTATAGTCTCCTAGTGTAAAATCTTGCTTTTAGTAAATCTGCTGCTATAGACCGAATAGATCGTTCTATTAACTTTCTAGGGTCTCTATCTTTATTGGCCCAAGGCTTTCTTCCTGCTCCTAACTCAAAAACCTGATAAGGATTTTTATCGTATGTATATCCAATACTCGGAAACCCTTGCCTAGTTCTTGTTATTGTTTCCACACGAACGCTACTTGCAAATCTACCACTTCTATTTACAAGCCCAGGATAACCCATATTTTTTCTTACTTCCTGAGGAAGTTTAGAGTTTAAAATAGTCTGTAAAGATAGTAGGGACTGAGGATTTCTTGAACCTTTTTTTGTCGCAGAAGAAGTTTTATTTTTCTTCCTAACGTTTGTCTTTTTTGTGGTCGATCTTCCAGTAATTACGGAATCATTAGCTCCGTCCCTTTTTCCTCTCCTAGATTTTGGTGATTCTTGTTTATCGAATCCTTGTGCAGTTACTTTAAAATTTTTACTGCTTGCTTTTAAAAGATTAGTTACAATAGCTTGTTGTGCACCAGCCGAAACTTTGTCTACACTAGACTGGCTTCCTTTAATTGTTGCAAAGTCTGTGCCTTTTTTAGAAATCTCTTTGAAAATTAATTCTTCAATCTGTGGACGAAGATTTCTCCAGTCCAAAGACTCTTCTCCTGGCTTATTTGCCTTAGAGGGGCCTAGCTTTCCCTGAACTACTATATTTCCATTGTATAAATTAGGAGTATTTTTTTCTGTCTTTGACCACACCCAATCTATACTATCTACCATCTTAAGAATAGCCGATCTACCCGCTTTAATTGCTTCAGGAGTAGAAAATTGTATATTTTCCATAGAGTCTGATAAAGACTCAGCTACTGCACTTTCTAGCTCTTCGTCAGTTACAAAGTTTTTTAAACCTTTTACTGAATTTGTTTCTCCTAAACCAGTCCCTATCTTTTCTCCCCCAGCGACATTTCCTAGTAACCTTACCTGTTCTGTGCCTACAGTCTGACTATTTAAGTCGCTAGTAGAAGTGTGTAGGAACTGGGTTAAACTACTGAACTTCTTAGCTTGTTCTTTAGAAAATCTTACAAAGCTTTTTTTAAGATATTTAGAAGCTAAAGTAACGAAAGCTCTTCTAACACTTTCTGTATATTTGGGAAGATATATTACTATAGTGTTCCCTTTACGTACCGCGTACCTTTCTTTATATGGTGCAATATTAGAGTACTTATTAAATTTATCTGGATATTCAGAAAATACTTTTGCCGAAATATTTTTAAGCTTTTCTAAGTCTCCTTTATATGTCTGTTTACCTGTAGCCTCTAACGCTTTTAAAAAGTTGGTAACAAGAGTAAACTCAAAATCTTCTTTTGTAAGGGTAATTAGGTGGGGTTGGTTCTTACCTAAATATCTCCGAACTAAAACATCATAACGTCTTCTGGAGGAGTCTATCGTAGCGTTTATAAAGCCATCTAATATAGCCTTGCTCATGAAGTCCTGTATAAATCTAACACCCTTCGTATATGGTCGGGGAATCCTGGGTCGTTTCTAATTGCAGAAGCAGGTGCTCCTTCTCTAGTAGCCGAACCTATGCTTTGTCTTTCTTTGTGCTCGTTTAAATGATAGTAGGTAATAATGTCAGCTACAGCCAACTGTAAGTCTGTGGGTAGAACAACATAACCGGCAAGATAGGTTATCTTTACAGAGCCTACTCCGTGTGGCCAACTTTTATAGCTCCCACTTTCATTTGTTCTAAAAACAGAATCTGAAACAGTGTCTAAGTACCAATCATATCCTACAGGACTAGAATTGGAAGAAAACAGTTCGGTATACGCCGAAGACTGTCCCACTCTTTCATATACATTAGTAATACTAATTACAGGGCTTTTTCTTAACTGGACAACATATGTATCCCATTGAATATCAAATTCTTCAGTAAACCCTGGGGCGGAGGCATAGGTGTCAAACTCATTATTACAATAAGTACGGACAAGCTGACTTACACTCGTAATTAGCTTCTCAAACTTTTCGTCATACTGAGTAGAGTTTATACCCTCTAAGAGTTTATATTCATCTAATGTAATTAAATCTGCCATTTAAATTCTCGAAAGAAATGGAGAGCCCCGTAGGGCTCTCCGTATCCAATACTTACTATTAGTAAGTCTTTGCAACAACTTGACCAGCTTGAGCAAACATTCTGTCAAAACCACGACGCTGAGTAGCAATAAGTACTCGACGCTGTTGTTCAACTTGGTAATCCTGTTCAACAGTAGCACCACGTAATACGGGAATAACAAAGTTACGCGTATTAACTGCTACGGCATAAGGAGCACCGTCCGCTTCGCTTGGGAATTCGTCACATACGATTACTCGTGAACCGTATACGGAACCTACGTCACCATTGAGCTTCAATGCTGTATCTGAACCAACCTGGTTAACGTCTGCAAAAGCAGGATCGTCAAGCAACTTGTAATAAGCATCCAAGCCAACGATATAAATAACGTCTCGTGAATTACGGCCATACTTGCCCATATCCTGGCGCATAGCCAATAAGTCGGCAGCAGTTACGTCGAAATCAGCAGGTGAAGGCTGAGTATCGCTAGTAATCTTGCTGTCATCGGTAGCTAATTGAATCAAGCCTTTGTAGCCACTAGTAATAAGGTCATAAGTAGCTAATTTGCCTAAAAGAAGTGAATGCTCGATTGCACGTGCGTGTGATCGAACCATAGCTTCTCGGATGTAAGGAAGAACGGGAATAATCGCGTCTTCTTCAGTTTCATTTGCGATGAAAGACTTAGATACCAATTTAGAAACAGTCAAAATTTTGTTGCCCATTGGAATACCAGCTTCGTCGCCAAAAGAAGCAGAACGCTGATCTAAGTTACCTTTGGGAGCAACTGCATCGCTAGAACCTTCGGTAGAACCTGTAGCTAAGAACTCAGCATAACCTGCGTCCGGCATGAGGGGTACTACCATAGAAGCAGCATTCATCTGAATCTTACGGAACAAAGGATCTAATACAAGCTCGAGCTCAATGTCTCGCTCCATTGCAGTAGAAACTTGAGTTTCAAAGTTTTCAGAGGTTGAAGTAGGTACTGCTGCACCTGCTCGACCGTTTACTTTTTCAAGTACTGATCGACCAAAGCTAGTTCCCTGTACACCCTTGTTAGTAATAACGCCTAAAAGATGGGCGTTAACCATGTCTTCTTCTAAGGCTTTTTGAGATTCTGCTGAACCGGAACGGTCAGCGAAAACTCGCTTGCTGTCACGCATCTTTTCAATTTCACTAGCTTTTTCTTTCAAATCAGCTTCGTACTTCTTGATAAGTTCTGCGTGGTCGGCATCCTTTGCAGACATTTGTTCTGCAACGTCAGCCAATAGTTTTTCCGCACCACTAGTTACAGCGGTTGCGATTTGAGCTTCTTGCGCGGCTTTTTGAGCTTCAGCTTCGTCAGCAGCTTTTTGTTCTGCTTCCATATTAGCTTGCTCTTCTGCCTTGCGCTCAGCTTCTTTCATTGCCATTGCGGCGGCCGTCTTTTCGACAGCAGCAGCTACAATAGCATCAACATCAATGTTGTCACTCATAGTTTTCTCCTGTGCTTCGACTTGTGATAAGTCTTTTGGCATTGACTCTTCTTCAGAGTGCTTTTCAAATTCAACAGTTACTTTGTCCTCAGTCTCCCGAACACTCAGTATATGTTTCTCCTCAGAATCGTCTTGTTTGAAAGATTTCTTGAACTCTTCGTACTCATTCTCTGAGTTAAAAGATTTTGCAAGAGAAAAGGTTGCAGCCTGGTTAGCAGGAACCGTGACTACCGAAACCTCCAATAGCTCTGCATCCTTGATTCTGTATCCGTCGCTTTCCGTCATGTACTCCGCGTCCTTGACTCGGAAACCAACAGAAAAAGCTCCAAGAACGCCTTCTTTAATTAATTCACCTACGTGACCAGCAGATTTGGCAATTTTTGCTTTTAACTGCAGACCATCATCATTAGTACCAAGCGAAACTGCTCGGCCAATCGGCTGATTGTAATCGTGATTAAAAAGAATTACGGGATTATTTAGGTAATTTTGAATTCCGCCCTTTGTCCAGGCTTCACTCTCAATTATGTCTCCAACACGGTCAGTACCATTAGTACTGGCCATACCAGCAATATGAAGGTCATCCCCTTCTTCATATGCTTTAAATGTGGAGCCAATGTGAAAAATTTTATTCAATTGATTCTCCTACTTTTTTAGTCTTTTTCAATGCTGCTAAGGGATCCATTGAAAGAGACGCTTCCACCTTAGGTGGTGGGGTTATGACAGTAAGTTCCTCTTTTTTCTGTCCAATAGTTTTCCACTTAGCCTTAAAAATACGGCTAGCGGTGTAAATAAAATTCTTATAATCTTGAGAGCCTACTAATCTTTTATATAATTCTCTATGCCCATTAATATTCCAATCACGTAGTTTGTATACTTTTCCCTCTTCAATAAAGAAATCGACGATCTCTTCCATGTTGGCTTTAACAGATCCATTACGCTTCATTATCTTCTTCCTCTGGTCTTCCCCCCTCTGAGGGGTTTGATGCTGAACCTGCAATATTGGCAGGCACCCTTATTTCACTTGATCCAAAAATTTCATCATAGTTTAGTGCTTCTCTCGCCTCGTTCGGTGTAATAATACCTGAGTTTACAAGAGTTGAATAATATGCTGCAGAATCTCTTAATTCTGGCTGAAGTGCAGGAATATTACTAATGTCCGGAGTTATTTGGTATCCGAAAAATCTTTCTACAGCTCTATTAATTTTTTCTACTATAGGAAGAATTGTTTCTAAATAGTACATTCTATGGTTAGGACGAATGTTTGCATTATTTCCGGAGTCTAATAAAATTGGTGGAATACCTAGCACTTTTAAGATTTCTGTTTCTGAAGAATGTATAGATGCCTCAAAGTCTAGTTCTCTAAAGTTTACGTTTGATATTGAATCTAAATCCATTCCTCCATCTAGTATCAGAGGCCTTCTTCCGCCTCCATCTGGACGATATCTAGTCATCCAGGATTGAATCATTCTTTCTTTATTCTTTTCGCTTACAACTGAGGGAGATTTAATTACTAGTCCTGGCACAGCTCCATTCGTAAAAAAGTTATCCTGAAACTGTCTCATTTTAGTAAGCTGAGACATAATCCTTTGAGCGGCTCTCAATCTACTAGTACCTCTATAGATACTGTGAAAAGAATTCTCTTTAATGTGTATAATCTCTCTTGGAGTATACTCTATGTTTTTCTGAAAAAGAAAACTTTTTATGTAGGTTTGAGTGTCAGGTTCTATGTCTGTGTAGTTTGCGGGAAGATGATACAGCGAGACGCCATCAAAATAGATAAAGATATTTCCATCGAGTATATAATCGATTATGAGGTTTCGCTTAAATGTAGAAATATCTTGAAAAGGGTTAGGTTCTTTATTGAGCAGTAGATCAACACGAGAACGTCTAATTCCTTTAGCTACCGAATTAAGGCCTTGTATCGGCTCACCTACTCTTGAGGGAATCTCGGCAGTATCATCAACAATCATGTTTACACCGCGATTTACGACTTCTAAATATTCGTAGTACGCGGTGTAATTAGTAATAATTTCTCTAGAGGCAATAGGGCCGGCGCCTTCTAGACTATAGACGATCTCCTCTTGAGCTGGGTTTAATTTTTCTTCCTTCCAGAAGTTATACCATGCCATATTTTTCTCGTTGTATCTCTACCCAGCGCATTTGTTTTGATGCGGTATGCAAAGGTGGATTCCGGCCATAAATGCTGTGAAGCTTTAAATGGTGCGTGTGGCACAGAGTAACTGTATCGTTATAAAGTTCTTGCCAGTTATCTTCTATAAATTCGTCTCTCCAAATAATCAGATACTCATCTGTATAGTGCTCTGGACGAAGTTGTTGTTTCTCTTTTAGCCATTTATGGTACAGGGGTGCTAAAGTAAAGTAATGATGAAAATCTAGTTTTATCTTTGTACCGCAAATTTCACACGCGGAGCCTTTTTCATATTTAGCCTTAGCTTTATCCCTTATATATTTAATTGGGTCTCTTTTTAGCTCTGCCATTTTTATAAATTATACTGAGAGGTTAGTTGAAAGTCAAGGATTATTTTTTTGTTGCCTTTTAAAAAGTAGGTGCATTCTCTTCAAAACTATAAAGTGCGTATCTTAATGCATCTGCCATATGGGAAGAAGAATCATGAATAGGTTTCTCACGTATTAAGTTTGGATTCGGATCCCAGCGATATTGGTCGAGAGATCGAAGAACTTCTATGCACGAAGAATCGACGATAAGCCGATCATTGTCAATAAGGGAAGCCACGTGGCCAATCCCATCAACAACAGATTTTTTGGCATTAATGGTTGAAATGTCATATTGTTGAGCAAAGTCGAATCGAGTCTGTGCTGCTGCTGCGTCAATGAAGC